TCAATATTCCATTGCTCTTTCTATCCAATGTGACGCTTCCACATGTTCCTCTCTTAATGCACTTGTATCTTTATTGTACCAAAGCAGAGACATTTCTACGGTGCCATCAACACCTAATTCTCTATCTAATGCTTCTAAATAAGTTGCAAGTTGCATATTATAGTTAGGATTACCTTTCTTATCTGGGTTTCTACCAAATTTCATTCTCCATTTATAACTGGCACAAGTCTTAATATCCATTACTTTAAGATTTCTGTTTGTTCTGTCTAAAATACCTATATCAAGATGTCCAACTACTTTTAAATCTGGCAATTCAATTCTTCTTTCCATCATTATGCTATAATCTATATTTCCCATTTCTTCACTATTCTTAATTGCTGTTTGTATGTCCTCATGTACTATTGTTCCGAGACGCAGTAATCTCATAACTCTTTTATCCATTTTAGGTTCTTGTTTACCTTCTCTACGTAGCATCAGCTTTTTAAAGCATGAACCAGCAGAAGAAGCACTAAACCAACCATCATGGTTTCTGTATTTATTTCTATTGATTAATTGTTCTCGTTCCAATTCTGAGGCATAGATTTCCTCTACATTTATCATGTTTTTCTCCCTAAAAAAGCCCCCAAATTTAATAATATTTAAACTTAGGGGCTATTATTTTTACCAGTAAGTTCCAGTTTCTTTCATCTGTTTTTCTATATTTTTACGACCTTTATAAACAGATTCATCACGAAGTTCTGGATGATTTGATTGTATATTCCTTCTGCACCGAGTAACCGAATCATGTCCTGTTAAAGAGCCATCTCTAAGTAATTCAAGGAATTGTATTGCAGTAGTTCCGTTGACATTATCATGTTTTATTCTCTTTAAATCCTCAAACCATATTCTAGAGATTAAAGCTAAATCAGACTTTTGATAAGTTTTATTTTCAGCTAATAATCTTCTTACTCTTGCTTCTAGATACTTTCCTTTTCCCATTCTATCACCTTTATAGCTTTTTAACATATTGAAAAACCTCCTGATTCACCACAAAAGACTCCAAATTTAACAATTTCGTCTCTTGATGGAGGATAGCTGGATGCCCAACTTCTTTTAGAGTAAATACTGTCCCATGTAGCTTTATCATTAGCATCATAACCAGCTGGGGCAATATTATCACCATATTTGCTTCTCATTTTGTCTTGAAAAACATCAAGTTCAGCATCTACTTTTTTGTTAAAGGCTTTAGCTTCATTGAAAGGAACCATCATTTCATCTTCCCACGTCTGAATTATACCTTGTTTATCTAATCTTCTTAATCTACTTGCTATTCTATTAGCTTTTGTTTTACAAATTTCATCTCCGCTATTAGAAAGCCCAGCATTTATGTCATCATCAGATAAGAAATCATCACAAGATGCACAAACAAAGTTCCAAATTGGTCTCCAAAACCATACATTAGCACGAAAATACTCCCCAGGATTAACATCTTGGTGTTCATTTTGTGCTTCAAAGTACAGTTTCTTATCATTATCATTCATCTCATCCCAATTGTTCCAACCATTTTCATCATAAAACTTTGACAAAATAGTTGGAGGTACTTTATTTACTTTAGGGTTTAACCCATATACATCATATCCCATATTATCTCCTTAGTATAGTCTAATTGGTTCTTGGTTTCTGTAATTGTAAATATCCTCTATCATTCTAAGATAGTCCACTTGAGTATCACATTTAACAAATTTCTCTGTTATAATGCTTACTTTGTGTACCAATTTATCATGGTCGAAGTCTGGGTGAGTCAAACAATCTATGTATGTTAACACAAATGTCTTATGTCTAAACACTTTATCATTAAAATGTTTAAACTCAGATATTTTGTCTAAGATATTTTGTACTTGACCAACACTTTGTCTTACTACAAACTTACCAAACTTAAAGTCTTTGAAAAGTTGCTTGGTATGTTCACCAGATAATAATACAAGAAGCGTAGATATAGGATATTTATACTTCTTATAGAAATCATTAAGTATGAGATAATTCTCAAAATTTCTCACACAATAATGGCTAAGTACTTGTACAGAATTCCACGGTCTTTGAGAACCATTATATCTGCCTATATCATCAATCGTCATCCGACTAAAAATGTACTTAACTGGTAAATTTAGTCTTTCACAGCTTACAAATGTATGCTGCCCTTCCATCAATTCATAATTTTCATTCACCTTAACAGGTGCTTCATCACGAAGGTCTTTATTTTCAATTTCTTTCATAATTTCCTTGACATGATGCTCATTTAAGTCACGATTTGCTTCAACAAATTTAAATTTTCCATAATCTGTTGATTCATACTGTTGTGGACTTTTTACTTTTTTATCCACTTGTTTATTTGTCCTTGTCATCCTCGGCTCCTTTTGTTATTTCAGTGTTAGTAAATTTAATTCTACAAGTGTCTAATACCATTACAGCATCTTTGCCTTCAGTATAAACATCAACTACTTTATCTGGATATTTATCCATTATTTCCTTGATTGTTATATTCCCAAGTCTAAATTGTGTATAGTTAGACCTTTCTTTGTCACCTAGTTCAATTTTCTTCATAATTACTGAGTCCTAATTTTATACCCATGATTAACATTTTTGACTGCACATCTTTAAGGTTTCCAATAATATTGTGCATTTCCTCAACTTCATTCATATCCAATCTATCATATACAATAGTTAGAAATTTTATTAAATCTATAATTATTTTATTTATATTCATCAAAAAATTATCCAAATTCTATATATTGAAGTACACGCAACTATAAAAAACAATACAACTACAATTACTTCAAAATACATATTTATGAAACTTACTAGTTTATTTAACATATCTTACCTCAAAATTTGGGAGCGTTCCTCGGGCTTGTCGGTTGGAGGAACAATTTGAGAAGAAAACACTCCCATCTCGGCTCTTCTCGAAGCCAATTCATTAACTTTCCGCTACTAATTCCATTTACCGTCAAAATTACCAGTATGAAAACTTGTTTTGTCTACATCATTATTAGCAAACGCTATAGAAGCACCTTTATCTATGTCAGATTGGTCTGCATCTAAAGCTTTAGCTATAATTGATTGAAATCTACATACATTATTTTGAATAGCATCCATTTCACTATCTTCTAAATCACCAATTCTTTGTAGTCTTATTGTTAATTTGATTATAAGTATAGCGAATTCAAATGTCATAGCCATTATCAAGCCTTTACTTGATTCATTAATTTTATATAGTTTATCCGTCACTTTGTTTACCTCATTTTATCTTTTTGAATTAGGATTTGGGTTATAATGGAAACCTTTCATTTGTTTAATATCTTCATATCCATAAAGTTTTTTACGAACTATACGATTTAACCATTTTTGTAATTCTTTCCCACCTAAATCAATATTGTATTTGCTTTTTAAGTTTTTATTTATTTCTGCCACATGGGTGTTCAAATGAACTATCCCATCTCTTATCAATTGTTGAATAAATCCAACATAATTAATTTGTTCTGTCATATGATTTTCCTCTTTTATAGTTTTTATTATAACATTTCTCACATACTTCTATATATTCTTCATTCTGTTCATGATAATTCATTGGGTCTAAACCTAATCCAACTGTATATTCCGCTGGATATTCTTGACAATCGTTACAATATAGTTGTTCTTTTAACACATTAATCACATCATTCATAAATACATCTATCATCTCTTTAGCATCTTTATAGCCTCTTACATATTCATCAGTGGGTTTAAGTCGTTTTAAATACTTCTTCAAAGACTTAGCCGACTTAACTAAATCTTCTTGGTACATTATTAAATGTTTCAATTTGTTGTCCTCCAACATTAATTATAAAAAGTTTAGGTAGTCCTGGACATTAACTACCAATAATACGCTTTCGGGGCATTGACTGTTCTCCCGCTTAGCCACTACAATTGCTCATAGTACGTATCAAACACAACATCTTAGGGACATCACGCCTTACAGATTGGATTATCTCTGCAATTAATTAGTTCAGTGCTAGACTGCCGTCCGCCTAATGACTTATGAAGCCAACCTGACCTTTCATCACAAACTATCAGCCTTGCGAGCGGATAGCACCCTAGTATTTCAAGGGTCTAGTGTTCTATGGTCCAACCGTTTAGAGACTTAAGCTTTTTCATTTATGTTACTTAGACAGTTAGTTGTGTCAAGCAATTGAAAGGCTGTGGAAGGGGTGAAATACCTGCTCCAAATTGTAGCTTACTCCCTTTCGGGAATCTATACTACGAGGCATCTCTATGTTGTTTAATCAACAAATCAAACTTTACATGGTTATCCTTATCTGTATATCCTTCCTTACGGCTAGGATTCAGCATGAGGGACTGATTATAAGGGCAGCTGTTGTACTTTCCTCAGAATCTATACATTTCCTTATTGATGTTACCATCTCACCTGACATTCCAAGCCAAGATAATTAACCATACGCTGCTCAAAGAGACTTACGCAGGATAATTACAATATGCACTTGCATACACAAACACCCGAAGATGTCGCTTACTAACCCAACCTAACGAGCTTTCAACTTTATACTTATCTCTAAGTTTATCTTAACGAGAATATGCTCCCGTACAGTTTATGGACTGTTAGCCAAATTTTATCAAGGGCAATGTAAGCGTACAACTTAAGATAACCGAACAGATATCGGTTACCTATGTAAATTCTACATCATTAACCCTTGGCGTGTATCCACGACTATTGCTTCTAGAAAACAATTATTTAAGTATCCTAGAATCACCAGTCCACATAGTAAAAGGTCACATCCCAATATCCTTTCATTTCCACTGGTGGCTACCCAGTCGTGACGATTCATCCGCAATTAAAATACTGCGTCCTCGTATCTATGTGTTGGATGAGTTTTGTGTCGACATCCCAAGTCAAAGTTTTGGTTGAGTTTAATGACATCCCAGGTCTAATGCTTGCCCTATTCTTTACCATACAGTAAAGCTTCGGGGTACTTCTCTTTACATTGCTGCAAAGAAACAGATATAAATACTACCTGCCGTGTGCAATCAAGCACAACACACCACACTTTAGTGGCGTAATCCAATCGTATAGTCATATTACCTCCCTTAGTCTTGATTAGTAAAATCTTTGGTTATAGTCCTTTCTAGACTGCTAGGGCTGCTTTTACACAGCCCGACATACTATTTGAAACCGTTGAACTTTCTATGTTGAAAAGCAAAGAGTGTTTTATCCTTTAATGATGGATAATCTTTCTTATACTTATCAACAGCAAAAGAACTATTGCTTGCTACAACTTCACCATGATAAGCAAGTTTTGAAAACTCACTTGATTTGATAGAAGATGTCGAAGGCATAGCTTCAAACATTTTATAGATGTATCCATCCATAATATGCTCCTCCCGTTGGTTAAAAAAACCTTGATGTTATAGTCTTTGTTCTGACTTGTATACATTAAATAGAACAGTCGTAGTGGGGCACAAGTATTCGTACTAACGAGTTGTTTCTCCGCGAGCTGGATAGCTCAAACAAAACGTGTTCCTTACCTGACGGGACAGACTTTTCCTGTGTTATCCCACCGACCAACCGTTCATGGCTTTTGCAACCATCATACTTTGTGCGACCACATCGTATCGTTAAAATGTTATTTACATTCCACACCTGCTCGTCACAGATATAGAAATAAAATCACACTATCCTTTGGGCTACTTGCTTTACGCTATCACCTGTGGACTTCCTATCTAATGTGAGTTCTTTCGAACGCTCTAAGCCTAACACCTATTTATACTCGCTCAGACGAGTTGAAGTTTAACTGTTTGGTATAAGTTACATATATATAAAGTATATCATTTATCAGTTGTTGTATGGTAATACCAGTTTAATGGTAATATAAAAGAAAACAAAGGGTGGCAAATAAAGATAAAAAACCACCCAATGTTTAACTTAACCCAGAAACCAAAACAAACACGATAATTCATCAACCAATCATCAGATATCCCAACTGGTGAGCTTCTCTAATTCATCGAGAATCTCTTTAAGTGCAGCTTTACCATTCTTGATAACTTCATTAGCTTTAGTCCAACCCAATCGTTCGGACCGACGCTCTAAGACAGCTATCATCTCAATATATTTGGTCTTCAGCTTAAATTGAATCCTACGTGGTTTAACACGAATTTCTTCAATAGCTGCAAATATCTGAGTAGCAAGGGCAATTGCTTTCTCTTCAGTTACAATACCAGACAACAAGCTGGTAAGGATTAATGCCATATAAACTCCTATTATTATGAATAAATAACGATAAATCATCAAAAACTAAATCAAAAATAACGTAATCACGTTAGTGGAAACCCTACCGTAAGGGGTACTATCAGAAAGAAACCATACACTGCATTTTGACACAATTTTTAAAACATCTTTCATATTTTCATTTTTTTTTATATATTTTCATACCTCCTATTTGACATTAACCTTAATTTCAAGGTGGGAGGATGGGATGTAAGGCTTAAATATAAAAACTACTAAATAAAAAAAAGAACTAGGGGCTGTAGAGGTAGAAACTGTAAATGAAAACCCTATTATACTGTAATGTTTTTTTAGTATATTCTAGCTATGGCTAAAGCAATCTTAGAAATAATGAACATGTCTGAAAAGGGTCAGGAGTATGTTTTGTCTCGATTTAACGAAGAGCATAGCCCAATAGAGCTAGATGGTGTTGTGTATATGATACCAAATGCTGTTAACCAACTTATAAAAGAGTTAATTGGGCAAAATTGGGACTTGTATAATGATGAGAAGATACAAGATAAATAAAATACCTTATATCGTATATGACAATATTGATGAAGTCCCATCTGACACAAAAGAAAAAATAACCGACGATTGGAAGACCGCTGAGATAGGGGATTGGGTAATAGCCGATGATGGCTCTGTTATGGAGGTTCTTCGTAAAGGTAAGATGGGAAGGGCGAAAGGTAAAGACAGAATAAGATATAATATAGGCACCTGCACTGGTACTTATCCTTGCGTAGATGGTGCTAAATTCCCCAGTGATAAGATGGATAATATTTATTCCTTTGGTGGAAAATTTTCTATAGATTATATACTAAGCAGGGAGAAATTAACAAAGAAAGAAGAGATATTTGTAAGTTTTTTATCAACAGGTATGCCAATGCAAGAAGCATATCTAAAAGCATTTCCTACTAATGATGAAGGTTATGCATTAAGTGCAGCTAAAGTTTTAACATCAACAGAGAGAATAAAAACAGCTATGAAAAAAGAACTCGAACCAGTAATGGAAGACTTAGGTATTACCCCAGAATATGTATTAGGTACTATAAAAATAATGGCAGATGACGCAGAGAGAGATGATACTAGATTAAAGGCTCTTATGAAGTTATCTGATATACTTGATTTAGAAGATAAGTCTAGTACTAAAGTAACCCAATTGACAGGGGCTGTTTTCAAAGGGTTTTCTGATAAGCAATTAGAAGATATTAAGAGACCCTTACTTGATGTTGGGGTATCTGATGGGGAATAAACAATCGGAAAAGGAAATAAGAAAAGCTGTACAATCTGGTAATTTTGCTGTAGATACCACTAAAGAAGAATTGCGAAAAATGTACCCAAATATGGCACAATGGAGACTTGATAGATTGGGTATTGAAAAATTAAAACCAGAAACCCAGGAAGAACTTAGGAGTGCATTAAAGAAAGATGATAAGGATATTAGGAATTTAAGAGCTAGGAATCTTAGAGGTGGTAAAGAATTTATAGATGCTGACGGCAAGCCTAATACTGTTTGGATGAGAAATGAGAAAATAGGTGGTAGATGGGTAGCCTTTCCTACATTATTTTACGATGAAGATGCTGATAGTTGGTATAGCATGGAAAGAGATGAAGAAGTTCACCAAGCTTATGAACACGCTAAGGAAAGAAATGAATTATTTGAATTTGGAGATGATTCAACCGCAGCCTCTAATTTTGCTCACGGAGATTGGAAACCAACAATAGAAGAGAAGTTTATTAATTCAACAGAAGACTAATCTACGGAGAACAAGATGAATCCTAATGATAAAGTTGTAGACGATTTTAGGAAGGATGATGATGGTAATGTAATAGGCTGTCCTACCTGTGGTGCAAGAGCAATGAGGAAAGATGGCTTTTCTTATTATAGAGAAAGCAAAAAACAATGCTGGCATTGTAATGCTTGTAGTAAGAAAACATTAAATCCGACTATTATTGAGGCTTCTCCATTCACAGTTGCTGACCGTGACCCCGACATGGTTCCTATAGAAGACATTATAAATTTTAGGAAAAAGCAATATGACCAAAAGTTAAAATCAAAAGAAACTAAGAAATTAGTCAATATTGATATACATACATCTGGTCCAATAGGTATTGCACATTTTGGAGACCCTCATGTTGATGACGATGGAACTGATTTATCACAAATTATTCGTTACATGGATGTTCTCAATGAAACCGATGGTATGTATTGCGGTAATCTTGGAGACATTCAAAATAATTGGATTGGGAGGTTGGCTACTTTATATGGTCAACAATCGACTTCTGCGAAAGAATCATGGAAACTAACTGAATACTTTGTTAATAAAGTAAATTGGTTATATTTAGTTGCTGGTAACCATGACGTATGGAGTGGAGACGGTGACCCTCTTGAATTTATTATGAGAGACCATAAGGGTTTGTATGAAAGATGGGGAGCGAGAATGAATCTTGTATTCCCCAATGGAAAGGAGATTAGAATAAATGCTCGCCATACTTGGAAAGGCAATAGTATGTGGAACTCTGCTCATGGTGTAGCAAAAGCTGCTCAAATGGGATGGAAAGACCATATCCTTACTTGTGGACATACTCATGTTTCAGGTTATCAAGTTATTAAAGACCCTGCCTCTGGTTTAATTAGCCATGCTTTACAAGTTGCATCTTTTAAGATAATGGATAATTATGCTGATAAACTTGGGCTTGATGATAAGAATATCTTTAATTGCCCAGTAACTATTATAGACCCTCGATACGATGACGATGACAATAGGCTAATTACTACAATATTTAATCCACTAGTTGCCTGTGAATATTTAAACTACCTTAGAAGTGATAAAAGTAAAAAGAGGAAATAAGCACCCTAAAGACAAAATTGTATTTGTCAATAATCATCAAATGACATATGAAGAACTTGCGAAGATATGTGTTATTTTTTGTACGAATGAAGATAATATATATCCACCACCACAATTTAAGGGAGGCGAAATGTTAAGAGAATTTTTGAATGAATGTATGATAAATCGCACAGTTAATGAGGAGACTTTAAAAAAATACAATTTATGAAGAAAAGAAATACATATACCAAGCATGACTTAAGAAGAGCAATAGAAGACCTATACAGAGGTACTGAACATACAATACAAAGATTAACGACCTTTGAGACATTATTTAATGAATATATTGCTATGGAAGGTAATGAGGTTAGATTTAGGGAGTTTTTAGATAAAAAATATGCAGTAAAGCCCGATAAAACTCCAAAAGAAGATAATAAGGTTAAAAAACAGAAGAAAACTTGACCATTTTTATTATATAAGCTTAAATTAAGGGCGTATATGGCTAATATAAACTCCCAAAATGTTTCAAATGCAGAAGAACACTTAGTTTTAGCTTATCAAGATTTAATTGCTTTTGGTAAATTATTCCTTCCTGGGGATTTTGGCAAGTCTGAATCTCCTTCATTCCATTATGAAATAGCAGACGCATTATTAGAGCCTACAACAAAGTCATTGGCTCTTATACTACCTCGTAGTTCTGCTAAGACTCAATTATTTAAAACATTTTTACTGCATAAGATACTATTTAAAAATCCAGATGAATTAATGTTTCTGGCTTGGGTAAGTGATAACCATAGAAAGTCAATATTAAATCTTCAATATATTAAACAGCATTTAGAAACTAATGAAAAAATTAAATACTATTTTGGGAATATCGTTGGGGCTAAGTGGACAGAGACTGATATTGTAACTTCTACAAATGCTAAATTAATTAGTAGGTCTAATTTATCAAGTGTTCGTGGTGAAAACTATTTAGGGAAAAGATATGATATTGTGGCACTTGACGATACAGAAAGTGAAACTAATACAGTTACTCTTGATGCGAGAGAGAAAATTAAGAACATTGTTTATAATGGGGTCAAGCCTGCTCTTGATGTCAATGGGAGGCTTGTATTTGCTGGGACTCCTGTTCATTTTGATAGTTTATGTCAAAACATTTTAGATTCATATTTAAAAGCAAAAAATAAAGATGATTATACTTGGGATGTTATCCATTATAAATCCACACAGCCAGAAATGGAAGGAGGGGTTTTATGGAATTCTTATATGCCAAGAGAAAAACTTGATAGGATTAAAAAGGAATATCAACATGCTGGTAGGATACATGGATATTATCAAGAATATGAGTTAGAAGTAATGAATGAAGATGAAGCTGTGTGGGGGAGGAAGTATATAAAGTATCATGATTCTTTTTATATACATGAGAATGGTATGAATTTCATAATGATTGATGGTGAAAAAATTCCAGTAAATACATTCTCTGGCTGTGACCCTGCGACAGACATAAACACAAAAACATCTGACTTTAGTGTAATCATGACAGTTGCAATCACGCCAGAGAATCATTGTTATGTTTTAGAGTATGAGAGGCACCGAAGTATACCTACAGTTGCTCAAAGAGATTCAGATGACAAAATTATAGGGAAAAAGGGTGTTATTGATTATATAATGGATATGCATGAAAAATATCATTGTTTAAGCAGTACAGTAGAAGATGTTGCTATGAATAGAAGTGTATTCCAAGCCCTTAATGATAGAAGAAGAATTACAAACAAATTTGATATTGCTGTTATTTCAGAGAAACCTGGGGGGAGAGAGAAGCGTAACAAGATTTATTCTGGATTATCTGGACGCTTTAGTGGCGGCAATATATATGTAAGAGAAACTATGTTTGATTTAATACATGAAATAACAACATTTGGACCAAAGATGGCTCATGATGATACTATTGAAACATTGTTTTATGCTACTTTACACGCTTTTCCCCCAACTGTAAAGAGTAAAAAGAATAAGGGTGGGATAAGAGAATGGTTTAAGCCAAAGCCTAAAGCCAAAAATTGGATAACTGCATAAGTGGGTAGTTAGACTAACCACTACTAAAAAAGGAAATAGATATGCCACAATACGAAAGATATGAAGGCGAAAGCCAAGAAGCAGCTGACGCAAGAATAGCAAAAAATAAACAAAGAGATATGAGAGAGAGCGATGCATCTAGACAAATGGCTTATGATTATGAAGCTGAATTACGTCATGATATGGACCAAATTCTTGAGAGTCGTCCAGAAAGTGTTAATAAAGCCGTAGCTCATATAAATAGAAAGAGACAAGAACGAGAGAATATGGCAAATCATCCAGAGTGGGCTGAGATGGGTCAAGAAATAGAACGTAGTGAATATAACAGCAACACAACTTCGCCCATAGCAGGAGAAAAAAGTTATCCTACAGCTCTTAGAGAAGGGGGATATGATATACATAAAAAGAACTTTAATTATATTATTGACAATATGCCTGAAGACGCAGAACTGAGTGAAATAATAGGTTGGGATGATGAAATGGGTAGAGATGAAGTTGGTCTATATGCAGTTAGGACAGCTGATGGTATTAAATTTGTACATGGGTTGACAGATAGATACCACGGATATGGGAAAAGTGGTAATCCTAATTATAAAACAAGTGCTGAAGCTAAATATGGTAGCGCAAAGCAAAAAGCTGCTAATGGTGATTTTCTAACTTATGAGAAAGCTTATAAAATTTATAGACGACAAGCAAAAGGTAGTATTGTTGATAAATTTATACAGCATTTTGCTCCTAATAGTGAATTAGAAAGTAGAAATAGTGTTTATATGGACGAGGAATAGAATGGCAAAAACTAAAGCAGCTGATAGGATAAGAGCATTATTTAATTCAGCAGATTCAGCAACAAGATGGAATTGGAAGAAGGTAAACCAAAAGGGATATGATTTTTAT